CGTCTAATATTTAATACTACTCAAGATCATCTCCTATTAAGTTCAGCTCAATCAATTGGATTTAATGCTGTTAGTGGATTTAACTTTGATACTAAAGCTGATTTTACTATTGATGCTCCTTCTATAAAATTAGGTGGTAAAAATGCTACTGAACCTATTTTAAAAGGTGATGCTTTAGTGACAGAATTGCAAAAATTAATAAACCAATTAATACAATTAACTACTGTATTAGTAGCAGTTCCTCAAACATCAACAGCAGCCCAATTAGTACTATCAGAATTACCTAAAATCTCAGCTAATATAGCTTTAACTAAATCTAAAATAAATAAAATACTATAATGGCTGAAGTTAGTGTACAAGTATTAGAGAACGCTCTACCTAGTAGTTTAAAACTAACAGGTTCAGAAAAATTAGGTCAAGTAATTTTAGAAAAAGGTATTCAAATTAGTGACCAAATCCAACCTCAATTAACTAACATCCAGAATGAGCTAAATAGTGCTCCTAATGGTACTTGTTTACCTCCTGCTCAATTAGATTTAATTATTTTACAAAGAAATAATATAGTTAATAAATTAAATCAAATAGGAAGTGTTTTAGATACAACCACTGCAGCCGCAGGTATAACATCTGATTTGTTAAATAGTTTAATAACCGCCGCTCAAACACTTAGAGTTGCTAAAACCGCTTTAATAGCCGCTGACGCTACTGCAGGTGGGATTGGTCCTTTTGCTAGTTTAGTATTTCAAGCTAATGAGGTTTTAGATGCTTTAAAATTTGATAGTTTAGGAAATTCTAAATTAAATAAATTAAAATCTATAATTGATAACACTGCGGCCCCTATATCGTTAACTAGTTCTTTTATATCAATAGCTATAGTTTCTTTAAACTCTATTGATAATATATTGAAACAATGCTCACCTAATTCTACTTACTTAGCTATCAGTAATGACTTAGAAAATATAACTTTAAGACAAAACATAGCGGAAAATACATTAAACCAAATAACTTATAAAGGGTTTGTATTAGAAATTGAAATTGTACCTTACACACCTACAGTTAATAGAAGAAGAGCAATTGGTAAAAACCAATCAGGGATAATCATGATACAAACTGAATTTTCCTTCACAACATCCAACCAGGTTTTAATTAATGAACTAAAACTAATAATTGATAGAGACAATTTAAAAGCTTATTAACTTAATATTTATAAACAATGAAACCATCAGATTTTAAAAAAATGATCAAAGAAGCAGTAAAGGAAGCTATTCAAGAAGAATTGAAAGATATTCTATTGGAAGCTGTTCGTGCTCCTAAGACAATTGTTACGGAATCGGTTAGAGACACTTATGCTCAACCTCATCTTGAATCACCTAAAAAATTAACACCAGCTGAAAGGCAAGCAATGTTTGGTGGTATGTTAGAAGAAATGCAATTAGGCAAACCAGCTAACTCTGCTTATGCTGGTAATTTCAATCCAGGAAACGCTGATACTATTAATGGTGCTTTACCTGAAGGTAATGTAGGATTAGATCAAATTATGGCTTTAATGAACGGTAAATAATGGCATTTGGAGCAAAGAAAATATTCCCTGTAGATCTCACCCCCGGAACAGCGGTGGGTGTGGCTCTGCCTTTTAACGCTCCTGCTGTCTTTCGTTCAACTTATACTACTAAAGATGCTATCAAAAATAATTTAATTAATTTCTTTTTAACAAACAAAACAGAAAGATATTTAAATCCTACTTTTGGTGGTAATTTACGAGCCTTTATTTTTCAACAAATAGCAGAAAATAATGTATCTGCTTTAAAACAAGATATTCAGTCTCAATTAAATTTATATTTTCCGAATGTTGCTGTAGCTAATTTGTCTATTGATTCAATCCCTGATTCAAATCAAATTAATGTATCTTTAACATACAATGTAATAAACACTGGAATATCAGATAATATTAACATCGCATTTACATAATGGCTATTAGAAGAAACATACAATACATAAATAAAGATTTTACAGAATTAAGAGCTAGTCTTGTTGACTATGCTAAAACTTATTTCCCTACAACATACACAGACTTTAGTCCTACCTCACCTGGTATGATGTTTATGGAAATGGCCGCTTATGTTGGTGATGTTTTATCTTTTTACATGGACAACCAAGTCCAAGAAAACTTTTTACAATACGCTCGCCAAACTAATAACTTGTATGAGTTAGCTTATATGTTTGGTTACAAGCCTAATGTGACTCAAGTAGCAAATTCTGATCTTGATTTTTATCAACAGGTCCCTGCTGTTGGTACTGCCCCTAATATAGTACCTGATTTTAGTTACTCATTATTGGTACCTGAAAACTCAACAGTAACATCTGTTTTAAACCCAAACATTACTTTCTTAATTCAGGACCCAATTGATTTCTCAGTATCAAGTTCAGGTGACCCAACAGAGGTTACAGTTTATGAGATTGATAGTAGTGGTAATCCTTTATACTTTCTTTTAAAGAAAACTAGAAAATCTATTTCATCTACTATTAATAGTACTGATTTTAGTTTTGGTGTACCTGTTCAATTTTCAACTGTTGATATAACAGGAAATAATATTGTTGGTATATTAGATGTTGTAGACACTGATGGAAACAATTGGTATGAAGTAGATTATTTAGGTCAAGAAATGGTATTTAATTCAATTAAAAATACTAATATAAATGATCCTAATTTATCTCAATATCAAGGTGATACGCCTTATTTATTGAAATTAGAAAAAATACAAAGACGTTTTGCTACTCGTTTTTTAGATAAAACTACTTTACAGTTACAGTTTGGTGCTGGCACAGCTAATGATACAGATGAACAAATTATACCTAATCCTAATAATGTAGGTATTGGTTTACCATTTGAAAAAACTAAACTAACAACCGCTTATTCACCCGAAAACTTCTTATTTACTAAAACATATGGTATTGCTCCTTCAAACACCACATTAACTGTTAGATACTTAACAGGTGGAGGTGTTGACGCAAACGTACCTGCAAATAGTTTAACAAGTTTAAACTCAACTGTTACTTTCTTAAATCCTCAAACTAACAATAGTACTGCCAATTATGTATTTAATAGTTTAGCAGTTACTAATCCTCAAGCCGCAGACGGTGGAGGAGATGGAGATACAATAGAAGAAATTAGACAAAACTCATCTGCTAATTTTGCAACTCAATTACGTAACGTAACTCAAAATGATTATTTAGTTAGAACACTTTCAATGCCTGCTAAATATGGAGTTGTTTCTAAAGCATATATTGAGCCTACTAAAGCCCAATCAATTTCAGCTGGCGAGTCTCAATCAGTATTGGATTTATATGTGTTATCATATAATGTTGATAACCAATTAACCACTACTTCTTCAGCTTTAAAACAAAATATAATCACTTATCTTTCTCAATATAGAATGGTAAATGATACTGTAACTGTTAGAGATGCTTTTATTATTAATATTGGTGTAAACTTTGATATTATTATTTTACCTAATTACAACAGTAATGAAGTATTAACAAAATGTATTTTAGCTTTACAAGATTATTTTGCTATTGATAAATGGCAAATCAATCAACCTATTATATTAAGAGATATTTATATATTACTTGATGCTATTGAAGGTGTACAAACAGTTAAAAACATAACATTTACAAATCTAACAGGAACAAGTTTAGGATATAGTCAATATGCTTATGATATGGCAGCAGCCACTCAAAACAATGTAGTATATCCTTCATTAGATCCTATGATTTTTGAAGTTAAATATCCTAGTCAAGACATTCAAGGAAGAGTAGTACCTTTATAATAACAAAATGGCAGTAATTCAAATATTTCCCTCTAAAGACGCGACCTTATATTCTGCTTATCCTGATTTAAATACAGGGTTAGATGAAATTATTGAGGCTAATACTAATTTTATAACTGGTAGTCTTCGTACTGATGGTGATTTACCTCAAGCAACAAGATTTTTAGTTCAATTTTCTAACAGTGAAATACAAAATGCTTTTTCAACATTAGTGAAAACTGCTTCTTGGGATGCTAATCTTAAAGTATTTGCTGCTGATGTTACTGGTTTATCAAACACTACTACTCTAGCGGTTAACGCTGTAGCTGAGTCTTGGGAAATGGGAACTGGTCTTTATTATAATAACCCACCTACAACTAATGGTGTTTCATGGTTATGGAGAAACTATTCAGGCAGTACAACATGGACTACAGCTAGTTTTACATCAGGTACAACAGGATCTTATACAAGTTCTTTTCAAGGTGGAGGTGTTTGGTATACTGCTTCTCAAGCTAGTCAATCATTTGATTATTATTCTCCTTTAGACATAAATGTAAATGTAAGAAGTATTGTAAACAATTGGTCATCAAGTGTTTTTAACAACTATGGTTTTATTATTAGACAAACTCAATCTCAAGAATTTGTTAATAATGTTAACCAACAAGTTACTTTAAAATATTTTTCTAGAGATACTAACACAATATATCCTCCTGCCTTACAAATCAGTTGGAATGATTTTGTATTTAATACAGGTTCAT